GCGCACGCAACTCGCCGGGCTTGGTGACATCGCTCAGCAGGCGCAATCGCAGCTTGCCGCGGCTACCGGCCAGATCGGAACCGGCGTTGGTGCACTGCAGTCCAAGGCTGCAGATCTTGCCGGGTCGATAGGGGGGGGAATGCTGCCGACCAGCGGTCTCGTAGACGGCAGCGGGTCCGGCTCCGTCGGAGCGGGGTCTGCGTTCAGCAGTCACCAAGAGGCTAGCGGTGGTGAAAAGCTGTGGGATGAAGAGCTGCTGGCCTATCAAAAATTTCAAACCGACAGGGAGAAGCTCGATGTTCAGGCAGCTCAGACCAGCCAACGAATCTGGGAGACCCTGATGCAGCCGATACAGCGGGCCTTTGATACTTCGATCACAGGTATGATCCTGGGGACGACGACTTTGCAGAAGGCCGTGGCGAATATCGCGCAATCGATACTTGCCGAATTCGTCAACCTCGGGGTCAAGATGGTGACTAACTGGATTGCCAGCGAGCTCAGCATGACGACCGCGACCGAGGCCGGCGCAGCAGCTCGGACCGCGGCGGAAGGGGAGGGGATGGCGGCGGGGCTGGCAATCAAGGCGGCGAATGCGGTTAAAAGCGTCATGACCGATTCGGCGCAGGCGTTCTCGGGGATTTTCGCCTTTCTGGCCCCGCTGATGGGGCCGGCGGCGGCCGGACCTGCGGCCGCCGGCGAGGCGACCGTGATGGCAGCCGCCAGCGGAATCGCATCTGCCGCAGGAGGGTGGGTGGTTCCGTCGGATCAGCTCGCCATGGTGCATCAGAACGAGATGATCCTGCCGGCTAATATCAGCCAAGGCCTCCAGAATATGATTTCCGGCGGCGGCGCTGCGCCAGGTGCAAACTCCGTCGTAGTCAATATCTCAGCGATCGACAGTCAAGACGTGAAGCGCTTTTTCCAGAGCAATGGCAGCCTTCTCGTCAACGCTCTCAATAAGGCGATGCGCAACGGCTCGACACTACGGACGGCGTGATGGCTTTGATTTTTCCTGCGCTGCCCGGGCTCGCCTGGAGCGTCACAAAGACGCCGACGTTTCAGACCCGCATCCAGCGCGCAGTGTCCGGACGCGAGTTGCGAGCGCTCGACTATCCCTATCCGCTTTGGCAATTCTCGCTGGTCTATGACTTTCTGCGCGATGACCCGCAAGCCGGCTATGACGAGCTGAGGACCCTCCTCGGCTTCTTTATGCTCTGCCAAGGAGCTTTTGGAACTTTCCTGTTTCAAGACCCGAGCGACTTTGAAGTCGCCGGCCAGCAAATCGGCACCGGCGACGCGAGCACGACCGTCTTCCAGCTCCAGCGTGCAATGGGAACAATACTGCCAGGCGGCGGCTTCCTGGAACCAATCGTCGCGCCGAATGTCGTACGCGCGATCTACCTCAACGGAATTACGCAAGTCCCGACGACCTACACGGTCGATCCGACGACCGGGCTTGTGACATTCAGCTCCGCACCCAGCAGCGGGCTGATCATCACCGCAGATTTCAGTTATTACTTTCGCTGCCGGTTCGTTGATGACAAATACGATTTCGAGAATTTCATGTATCAGTTATGGCAGTTGAAGAAGCTGACATTTATATCGGTGCGTTCATGAAACAAGCCAGCCCCGCGCTAATCGCGCTCGTTTCGAGCGATAAGTTTATCATGGCCGATCTCTATACGATCACTCTGGTGGGCGGCTCGGTACTGCGTTATTCCGCGGCGCCAACAGCAATTGCCGCGAATGGCTACGTCTTTGTGCTCGGTCCCAAATTCGAACGCTCCAAAACCAAGATCGTCATCGGCACCCAGGTCGATGAGCTCGAAGTCAAGATCTATCCCGAGTCGACGGATTTGATCGGCGGGACGCCGTTTCTGCAGGCGGCATGGCAAGGGCAACTCGACGGTGCACTCCTTCAGCTCGAACGGGCGTTCATGCCGACTTACGGCGACACCAGCCCGGGAACCGTGGTCCTCTTCGCCGGCCGCATCTCGGACATCGACTGCAGCCGTACTGGCATTGACCTCAAATGCCGCTCGCATCTCGAGCTGCTGAACATCCAGATGCCACGCCGCCTTTGGCAATCGTCTTGCACCCACGTTTTCGGCGACGCGATGTGCCAATTTGGTCGCTCCGAGCTTCAAGCCACGTTCGCGGCAGGGGCCGGATCCACCCAGACGCAAATTGCCACCTCTTTAAATCCGGCCTCTGCGAACCTCTATGTTCAGGGAACGATCATCGGTGCAACCGGGGCCAATGCCGGGTCGAGCCGCTCGGTTGCGAATATGGCTTCGGGATGGGTTTATGTGAAGCTTGCGTTTCTCTCGCCGGTCCTGCCTGGTGATGAATTCCAGCTGCTTCCCGGTTGCGATCACACGCTCGCGACCTGCACGAACGTATTCAACAACGCCATTCATTTCGGCGGCTTTCCTTTTATTCCAACGCCGGAGACCGCAGTATGAGTTGGCGATCTGTGGTCGTCCCAGAGACAGAACCCCCGGGCAGATGCCAGATCGGCTCCGCCGTGGATCCGCAGCGCCTGGCGGTCATCGAAGAAGCGCGGGGATGGCTGCGGACACCTTACCACCATATGGGGCGGGTCAGGGGCGCCGGCACCGATTGCCTGATGCTCCTTGCCGAAGTGTATGAGAGAGCGGGAGTGATTCCGCATATCGACGTGCCGTTCTATCCGCCTGATTGGAACCTGCATCGTGATGCCGAACGTTACCTCTTCGGCGTTGCGTGTCACGCACGCGAGATCGCCGAGCCGGCGCAGCCTGGCGACGTCGCCGTCTTCAAATTCGGCCGCTGCTTCGCCCATGGCGCAATCGTGTTGACTTGGCCCCGGCTGATCCACGCTTGGCACAGCACCGGGGTTGTCGATGTCGATGCGACACAACCGCCGCTCGCGGGACGGCCTGTACGATTCTTCGATCCGTTCGCTAACGACTGATTTCTGATTTCCTGACATGGGTGGGATACTCGGCGGCGGCTCGAACGCCAAGCAGGCGCGTGTAGTCGGGTCGCTGCAATTTCAAACCTCGCAGCAAGGCGGCGTCATTCCGCTGGTCTATGGGACCACAAAGGTCTCGCCCAACCTGCTCGATTATGACGACTTCGCCGCGACACCGAGCAAGCAGAGTGGCGGCAAAGGCGGCGGCGGAGGCAAGGGCGGCGGCCAGCAATATATGTATTCGGCCTCGGTAATCCTGGGCGTGTGTCAGGGGCCGATCATCGGATTTGGCGTCGCCTGGTGGGACAAGAACATTGGCGAGACTTCCGGTCTGCCGAGCCTGTCCAGCGTCAACCTCGGTGCTGACGGGCAGGCCACGGACCCGTATTGGGCCACCAATCATCCGGAGAAGGCGCTCAGCTATTCCGGCACCGCAAACATTGTTCTTGCGAATTATCAGCTCGGCGATACCGCGACGCTGCCGAATTTCACGTTTGAGGTATTCGGCATCGAATCGTCGAGTGGCGCCAACGGGCTCGACGCCAACCCCGCTACGATCGTTACCGATTTCCTGACGAATCCGCGCTATGGGGCCAATTTCCCCGCAGCCAACCTAGATAATCTATCATCCTATGCCGCCTATTGCGCAGCTCTTGGGCTCTTTCTCTCACCAGTTCTCGACACGCAGCAGGAGGCACAACGATCGCTGGCCGACATCGCTAACATCACGAACAGTGCGCTCGTTTGGTCGGCAGGGCTGCTCAAGATCCTCCCCTACGGCGATCAGCCGATAACCAACGCCTTCACGCTCGCAACCTTCTCAGGAGCTCCGACCCAGACGGGCGGCGACACGCTCTCTTTGACCTTCACCGATCCCGGCTTCAATGGCGGCTTACCCTACACGGTTCAGTACACAACGGTTGCTAACCTGCAAATGCCTGGCGCTACCGCCGGGCTCGCACAGGCGGTCAACGGGGATGGCAACCTCGCCGGCTTTGGTATACGCGCGGCGTGCGCCGATTTCGCGGTGCTGATCGTCCAGAGCGCGCCGACCGGCAACACGACGATCGGCCAATCAGGTGATGGCGAGATTGCGGCGAACGGAATCGGAGCTACGACTACCTACAGTTGGATGCCAGTGACGACCCCGGTATACAGTCTCGGCGAGGACGATTTCATTGTTCAGGAATCGTCGGTCGGCACCAATCTCGGGGTGTCACCCGGTGGTCCGGTGCTGCGCTCGGGGGCGAGCCCGATCACGGGCGGGTTCACGGATGACCCGGTACACGTCATTCGTTCTACTCCGGCCGACGCGAACAATATGGTTGAGGTCGAATGCCTCGATCGGGCCAACAATTACAATACGGCGATTGTCGAGGCCTTCGATCAAGCGTCGATCGACCTCTACGGGGTGCGCCGCGATACTTCGCTCAAGGCTCGGTTGATCGCCGACCCACTCTATGTCGGGCCGACCATCGCCCAGCTGGTGCTCCAGCGCTCGCTGCTCTACCGCAATACCTATACTTTTCAACTGGGTTGGAAATATTGCCTTCTCGAGCCGATGGACCTGATCCAGATTACTGACGCCCGGCTCGGCCTTGCGGCGCTGACAGTTCGCGTGACCGCTGTCGAAGAAGACGATGAGGGCACTCTTTCGATAACCGCAGAGGACTTTTTCGGCCCTTACTCGTCCACTATTCTTTATCCCCCGGTCGGATATCAGCCGACTGCGGCGCCCAGCATCATCGGCAGCGCCGGTGGGACCGCGCCCTCCTACAACGCGCAACCGAGCGGAGGTGCGATCGGCGGGTTCGTGCCGAACTGGAGCACCGCTCCGGGGAATGTCAATCCCCCGCTGATTTTTGAGCCCCCAACCGGGCTGCTTTCGGGCGAGCTCGAAATATGGGTTGCTTTGTCAGGAGGCCCGAATTGGGGTGGGGCACAAATTTGGGCGTCGAGCGACGGCAGTTCCTATGCCTTGGTCGGAAGCGTGGACAGCCCAGCAAGCCAAGGTGTCACTTCGGCGGTTCTAGCGAGCTACAGCGGCACCAACCCCGACACTAGCGACACAGCTTCGGTCGACTTGACTGAAAGCCGCGGTCAGCTGGTTTCAGTTTCCGCTATCGACGCGGCGAATTTAATCACACTGTGCTACATTGGGGGCGAGCTTATTGCTTATCAGACAGCGACGCTTACAGGGGCCTCCAAATACAATTTAACGACGCTCTATCGGGGTGCTTACGGCAGTCCGATCACTGATCATCCCGTCGGCGCACAGTTTGCCTTGCTCAACGGGTCGATTGGACGGTTTTCCTATCCAAGTACCCTGATTGGCCAAACCATCTTTCTAAAGTTTCCTTCTACAAACATCGTCGGCGGCGGACTGCAAAGTCTGGCGGAGATGCTCGCGTACTCGTACACGGTGAAGGGCACCGGCCAGACCTCCTCACCGATCGTTAGCGGATCTTATAGCGGCAAACCAAGCGCAACCGCGGTGCTACAAAGCTATGTCTTCGCCGCACCGATCATCATTCCAGCTGGATTGTCCGGCAGTCAGAGTACTGCCGCGACCGCCGCAACTGCAGCTGCGACCTTCAACATTCGCAAGAACGCCGCCAGCATTGGCACAATGACCTTCTCCGCATCTGCAACTTCGGCGACGTTCGCGATGAGTTCGGCGACAGATTTTAGTGCCGGCGACGTTCTGACAATAGTCGCGCCCGCGATCCCGGATGCAACGCTGGCAAACCTCGCATGGACTATTATGGGATTTGCACAATGAAGCTGGAATCGTGGCATAGCGCTGAAGAAAAGCGGCGGTGGAAAATCGTTCGCACTGACACCTATACGGACGTGGCGGGCGAGATCATCACCGCTGACGAAGCTACCGGCGAGTGCTGTATCCAAGTCGGCGGCGAGACCAAGACACTCAGTTTCGGGCCGCACGGTATCAGAATTGTAGGGCGAAGACGATGATCCGTGAACGGAATGAGAGCGCAATGAGAGCCGCACGGCAGACCTGGGGGGTAAGCGGCGCGGCAGTTGAGGTGACCAATGTCAGTCGATAATCCCCTGGCGCCTTACCAGATCGAGACTCAGCTTGCGCTGATTCGTCGGGACATCGAGGAAATCCATCACGCTCTGCACGGCGACAGCAAGGGCCGCAAGGGGCTCGTTGATCAAGTCGAAGATCTTGTCACGGTTGCGGATCGCGGGCGCTTCAGTTTACGCGTCGCTCTTTGGCTGGGGGGCGGCGTAGTCGCCGCAGCCACGGCCTTGGCGCAGTTCAAACAAGCGATTCTTGGGCTTTTTCACCAATGAGCCCGTTGTCTCTTGCGCGCCTCTTGGCATTAGAAGCGGAGCCGCAAACCTGTAGCTCCGTGAGCAGATCCGATGTCTTTATCGATCTTAACCATTGGCAGGCACCAGCCGACTTTGCTAAAGCCAAGTCGGCGGGATTGCTGCTGTGATCCTGAAGGCCACCCAGAGCTCTGACTGGATCGACGTGAAATTCGCTCCTCGCTTCGCAGCCGCTACTACTGCCGGACTGCTCCTCGTGGCGGAACGGCTCCACTATTTGACCGTAGCTCATCGGGACAGGTGCGGATGCTCTTGATCAACACCCGCACCCTGGTCATCCTAGCAGGGACCGGTCAGCGGTCAGGCACGCT